GTTGCTGTTGCTGCTCCATCTGGGCTAGCATTGCGTCTGTATTCGCATCCAGAGGCGTGAAGAAGGCCTCCGGGTTCTTGAAGCCCATCTTGCGAACCATCTGCGCGTAAGTGTGCGCAAGCTGAGACGGTTTTACCAGAGGATTGCCGGCGCCCAAAGCCTGAAGCATCTGCTCCTGCTTTTGAGCAATCTGAGCCAAGAAAGCCATCTGCTGCGCGTCGTCGCCCCGGCCCAACGCCACAGCGACCGTGCAGTCCATGTTCTCATCCCAGATCGTCGGGTCGACCGGCTGCCACTCGCCGCGCAGGCGGATGAGGAGCGGCTTGTCCTGATGCCGACAGATGAGCTTGAGAAGGCCAGAGAACAGCTGTTTCATGCCCGTCTCAGCAAAGGTGCGGGCGATGATTTCAATGCGCTCCTGGGCCGCGCTGATCTGCGCGGTGACCGCTGCGCGGGTTGTCGACTGCAGGAGATCCGCGTCAAGACCCTGGCTCGCCGGCGTGACGCCCGTGCGCTGAGCTTTAATCTCGTCGAGATATTCAAGGATGGGCATCGCCGACTGCCCGACGAACGGGGTCGACAGATCCTGCACCATGCCGGGGGCGCGCATGCGGACGATGGCGCCGACCTCTTTGTTGAGGACGTCGTCGAGATTGCATTGGCCCTCGACAACCGCCGTGCGCGGGAAGATCGACTGAGCCAGGCTGTCAAGGGTCGCGCGCAGGACGTGCGACTTGATGCGCTGGAGATCCGCCGTCACGTCGGCGATCGAATGTCCAAACACCGCATGGGGCTCGGGATCGGGGCAGAACAGCGCAAACGGCGCGTGGTCGACGACCTCGTCCTTGAGGATGTAGCAGCCCGTGCCGATCGCGTGGATGCAGCGCAGCTCCGCGACGCCGTCTCCGTCCTTATCGACCCGCATGTAGATCTTCATATACTTGACGCGAAGCATAGAAGGATCCGGCGGATACTCAGGCCAGGCGAAGCCGGGATTGCGCTCGACCTCCTCATAATTCCAATACCAGGTCTGATCCTGGCCGGGGGCGCCATGCTCGCGGATCTCGTCCTCGTCAAATCCCATCTGGATCAGCTCGGAGACTGTCAGCATGTCGCGATAGGCGATCAAATCGTAGAACTTGTCGGTGTCTCGCGCGCGGCGATCGATGACGAAGCTCTCCGGCGGCAGAGCGCGGACGCGATACTTGCGCTGCCGATCGACCGTGCGAACCTGGCAGCGATAGGTCTGCGGGTTTCCAGGGATAGCCTGTTCAGGCTCTACAGCAAGGAACTCAGCATCCGGGTGCTGCTGCTGGAACATCAGTATTTCCTGCTCCAACAGGCCTGAGAATTTTTTCTCAATCACCCGATCATCAGCTTCAGCCCACCAGGTGATGACGCCGAGCTTCTTCAGCAGCGCGTCCTTAAAGGCGGACATGATGACTTGGTAGCCAGGGTTCATGTCCTGGAAGATAAAATTCACCGCATCCGAGGCTTGCTCGGCGAGAGGGATGTCCTCTCCTGTGCGGGGCATATACTCCACCAGGCGCTCGCCAGAGGTGAAAATGCGCATCAGGCTCGGCAGGATGCTCTGGATCGTGTCGCGAACCTCGGAGAGGACGATCTGAGATCTGCCCTCCTCCTCGTCGCCAAACGGCGCGGCGCGATAATACTCAGCCGCCTTAATCCGCTCCGGCGAGATCACCGTGTCGACATAGGTTTCCGCCTGCTCATACGCCTTGAAGACGCGAGACTGGAACTCAACCTCGTCGAGAGGCTTGAACTCTGTGCGGGTCGGCGTCGGAGCCGAAATATCCGAAAAGCCCGGCTCGTCGCTGGTGTAGCCATAGGAGGTGTTCTCACCCTCCTCGCTCTCGCCCTGCATCGTATTACGGACGCCGTCGACATACCTCTGGCGCGACTTGCCAATCTCACCGTCAGCGTCATCCAGAGCGCGGTTTGACCCAGCAGTCATGGAGCGTGAGGTGTTCGTTGGCGCGTCGATCGGCGCCTTGTTTCGTCTACGACGAGCCATTCAGATTATTTCCAGCGACCGTGGCCGTTAGGGACATGACCGCCGCAGCCGCGCGACATCGCCGTGTCTTTGCCCTCACGGGCGCCATCGTTGCCGCGCTCTTTGTTCTGCGGGCCGCGATCGTAGTCCAACCCCTTCGCGCGCGTTCCCTGGTCTACAGGATCGCCTGACTTGTTGGTCTGCGCGGAGCCAGTTTTGATGCCGTCGTCGTCTCTAGCCATTATCCACCTCAACATACTGAGACCCGGCGAAGCAGAGGCTTGCCAGGTAGCCATTTCATTGCACGACCGCCAACCATCGCGCCCTGCCCTGCAAAGGTCAGACACAGACTGTCAGCCAAATCGGGAGAGCGCATGCCGCGCTTCTTCAAATCAGATTTCGCCTCGACCTTGATGCGGCCATTGCTCGCGAACGAGTAGGTCGGCGCAATCAATTCCGCGCGAAGATCATCATCCTTCGGCAGTCGAACGGCGCGGCTTTCCAGCCAATCTTTCGCGGCGAGCCAAAGCTCGTCTCTCAGTTTGAACGCCTGCTGATTGAGCGCATTGCTCTCGGAGACGTTGACATCGCGCACGTTAAAACCAAGTTCGCGAAGACGATCGGCGACGCCACCGCCAAGGCCAATGCTGTCCACGCAAATCTCAGCGGGTTTGTCCATATTCGCTTCATGGACGATACGACCCACCGTTCCCATCAGGTCTTCACCAGACCAATGGCGCATCTCGATGACGACGTTGCCGCGACGTTTGCAAATTACCGATCTGTCCGACCCGTAACGCGCGATGTCGCAGCCAAAGATGAGATCCGCATTCGGATCAAGCGCAACGTCTCGCGACATAGCGCTGTCCACAAGATCAGCTGCAATGAGGCTATCATCGTCGCGTAGAGCAAATTCGCCGAGAACGCGAACACGAAACGCATTGCTGCCCTCGCCATACGTTTCTTTGATCTGATTGACGAAGTCGTTCGACACAAGAGGGTTGTCGAGACAGCTGACGTGCAGCGTCTTCCAATCACCCTTTAGTTGATGATGCGTTCGAAAGAACAGGCCAGTATTACGCGTTGGGTTTCCGATAAGGATTGTGGTCGCTGCGTGTCCCGACATGGAGCCAGCAGCACTCTCGAAAACGCCTTCAGGTATCGCCGACGCCTCGTCAGCGATAAGCAAAACGTGCTCCGAGTGAATGCCTGCAAGCGCCTCAGGACGTTCTGCAGAACTCGTGCGCGCAGAGATAAAGCTGCTCTCGGGCGCGCCTTTCTGAACGATACGGTCAGAAAATATCTCAATGTTGTCTCGCAGCGACGACGGGAGCTTGTTCGCCCAGTGTTTCAATTCCGAGAACAGCGCATCAAACAGCTGACCAGCTGTCGGCGCCGTAACGACCGCCTTTTGCGGCATCCTCGTGCATAAATGCCAAAGCAAAATCCACGAACAGCACGTCGACTTTCCGACACCGTGTCCTGCGCGCACCGAAATGCGCCGAGTTCCCTTCGCCACCGCGTCCATCAGCTCGCACTGCCAGGGCAGCGGGTCCGCCTCAAGCACGACTTTCACGAATGCGACCGGGTTGTCCCGATATGTCTCAATAAAGGCCGCATAGGCCGCGGCGATGTCAGCTGTCATGCGTAGAGGCTTGCTTCCAAGATTGGCTGAGCGGCAGAAATCGTGCTATTCTCGCTGTCAGGAGACCGCAAATGCTTACATCTGCGCTTGATTTCATCATCTTCTTCGCCAGCAACGCCCTATTTTTTGGCCTTATTTTCTGGCTTTCCCCCAACCTTCGGCCAGAGAATTGGCTTTATCGCCCGACCAGCGCCAAAGGTGAGGGCGAGACCGAGTAAATCGGAAAGCGCGCCTTTGTAGTCGCCATTATAAAGCTCTTGAGCAACGCCAGGCTCGGCGCCGCCCTTAAAATCCGGCAGCGCACCAAAAACCTTTGCCGTCGATGAGCCAGGCGCATGCTGGACTAGAAACTTATACGCATCCATCTCAGCCGTGACGTCACGCTGCGGAAGCTGCGGCTCCCCGCTATTCAGCTGGCCCTGCACAAAGGCGTGTGCATCATCGCCAGGCTGGCCGGGGGCCGACACCTCAATATCCGGCAATGCCTGCGGAGATGAGCCAAGCAGCCCAGCAAATACGCCAGATGCAACCGGGGCCGGCTGCGGATCCTCATCCACATCGCCCAATAAACCAAAAGGGCGACGCGCCTGCATCATTAGCCCTTCTTCGCAGGCTTGGCGGGAGCTTCCGCAGGCTCGGCAACCTTCGCAGCAGCCTTCGGGCTCATCGAAGCCACAAGCGCCTCCAGAGCAACCAAACGGTCATGCAGCTTAAGCAGCTGGTCATGCGTATGCACAGCGCTAACGTAATCGCGTTCCATGTGTAGCCCTTTGATATAAGTCATCCGGCTTTAGACACAGAAAGGCCTAATTGCAGGAAAAATGTATGCCCAGCCACGGAGGGGGCATCCATGAGACAGTTTATCGCCATCGGCGTCGCCGCCCTGGCCCTGCAAGCCTGCGCCAGCAAACAAGCCACAAACGACATCATCGCCGCCTGCGCAGATCAGTCAGGCAAAATCACCGCTGACTGCGCCAAACGCCACCCAAGCTTCTCAAAGCTGTCTCAAGCCGATCAGCGCTCAGTCGCATACAAAAGCATGCTCGACGAGCAACTCAGAGCCGGCAAAATCACCCAGGCGCAAGCCGACTTCATGTTCGTCGAATACTCAACCAAAGCAAAGAACGAACAAACCGCCGCTCATATCGCTAGAGCGAGAGCTATGGACGATGGGCTCGGCGACGCAGGAACCGCCCTGCTGATCGCAGGAGCCGCTCAGAGCGCCAGGCCACAGCCTACAAACACCAGCTGCAACGCTTTTATGAATACGATCAACTGCACGAGCTACTAGCCCGACAATCTAACGGAGCCGTTACGCTGCGAGTACGATTACAAGTTTCTTGGATAAAACACCGGGGAAACGGGTATTTTCGTCCAAATTTTTTGTAATTTTTGTTGGTGGATTTTTCTGGAGAGCAATAGGGAGGGTGCTGTAGCAGCCGCCCCTGCGGTTCCTATGGCCCCCAGGGGGGGCTCGACGGCCCCTCGACCGCCTGGTGCGCGGTCATATGTAAGGACACATTGCGTGCTATGTGTTTGATTTGTCTATCTTCTCAACGGTCTTGAGAACCGTTGGAGTAACATCAATCGCGTTGCGTCCTCGTTGTGAGAGCTGCATCAGCTGCTCTGCCTGGATCACTGCGACGTTGATGTTTTGATTGATGTCTACCTGTTGCTTCACACCGTATCGCCGATACAACAACGAGCCTATCACCTTCCAGCGCGCATCAATGCGAACTCTGGCTCGGTTGGGATCTTCGTCGGTGTCAGCGATCTCGATCAGCTGGTCAGCCCACAGCTCGGCGCGCTCTTCCTGCGCGCGAGCGACGGCTTCACGGAAGTCCTCGTTCTGCCTCATCCATCTCGCCAGCGTCGTCGTGTTCGGCACGATGCCCTGCTCGACGAGCTTGGAGACGTGACCGCCTCCCGAGATGTGATCGACGATTTCTTTCGCGCGCTCCTGTGTGAACGTCGAAGGCCTGCCCATCTTGGCTTTCGGCCTCTGAGCTTCCGCCTCATACGCAACCGACACAGACTGCCCTCCAGAACGAGAAAAGCCCGCCTGGTTCGGGCGAGCTTCTACTGATTTGCACATTCGGCCACTACTCCTGACCAGCGTCAAGATTTCTTTTCCGTCTTCCCACAGCGACCATGCCCTCGCACTCGATGAGCGCGTCGAGCGCCTCGATGAGCCGACCGATCACGAACCCCTGACCGCGCGACCCCGCGACGACATGCGCGCCGAGCCACCGATCGGCTGTTTCTGCGATACCTCTCCCCTCACCGCAAATTTGGCTCAGGATCGCGAAACCAACCTTCCCGCAACCAGGGTAGCGAGCCACTCGATTAAGCCACTCTATCGACTCCGCAGCCCCGTCTGTGATCGTTCCCAAAACAGGTCCACCACCATCGACGCGTATCGCCGACAAATCGATCGACTTCGACGCTCCGATAGCCGCTCGTTCCCATCTGCGCCGGAACATCTCTCCGGCCAGCAGCTGGGCGCCGTCGATGCGTTTGTTGGCGTGCAGGATGTGGAGAGGATGCTCGCGGATGTTTCGAGCGACGCGAAGCTTCGCGCCCTTCTCGTAGGGATCATCCACCTCAATCTCGCGGATGACCGCCTGCCGATGCGCTGGCTCCTGCAGCGTTACACGCCGAGGCTCCTGGAGCTTCACGCGTCTCGGCTTGCTGACGCTTTCAGGCGCCGTCGTCGTCTGCTTCGTCTTCGACACTGGATGCTCTCGGGCGTTGAACCGTCCGAGCGCTGTGATGCGGCCCGATGATCACCACCGCGTGATCACACCCACGTCAAGGGCTGCCACACCTCGGCTCAAAAACCCTGCCTCACCTCACCCAATTCAGACCCCCGCCCAACCTCACCAGCACGCTGCCCCACCAGGTTATATCCCTACGGGATATATAACCGTGGTTAGGCACGCTGCGTGCCACACCGCCACACTAGGCAAAAAAGCGAGGTGTGGCAGTGTGGCAACAAGGTTAAGTTCTAGGATTAAAATGATCGATTGAGCGGCCGACGACGACGTGTTTTCGCGCCATCCTTTTTGCGTCACGACGCTCTTCGATCGCCAGCAGACCGTCCTTGATCCAGCCGTCAAGCAGCTTCTTCACCTTGGCTCGCGCGGCCTTCTCAGCGACGTCGAGGCCCAGCGCCGCTGCGATGGCGTTTCCGGCCCACAAGTTCGATTGCGGGTTCTCTCGCCACTCGCCGTCGTTGATGCGTCTCTGGACCTCGCGCAGCTGATCGGTCGTCACCTGGTCGTCTGAGGCTGTCGGTTTCCAGATTGTCACGACGCCGACGTGATCCTGGTCAAAACCCGGCCGGAAATTGCCGAGCCCAACGCTCACGAGCTGGCGCCATTCCATCTCGTCCGTCGAGACGGACATGCTGCTCTTGCCATAGGTCACGTTGAAATAGCGCCGGCGCTCCATAAGTGGGACGCCCAGGACGTCGGCCTGCTCCTCTGACATCGGGTTCAACGTCCTGACCGATCGAGCCGCGCTGATCAGAGACGAGGCGCCGCGGGCGGCGTCGACCCCGGCAGGCTCGCCATTGCCCTTGCGGGTGTGATGGACGAGGTCGATCGCGCAGCCGGTCTCGTTGGCGATGTTGCCCCACATCGCGACGACGACGTCGATGGCGTTGTTGTCGTTTTCCGAGACGCGATGCGAGCGGATGAACGGATCGATGACCAGGACGTCGATCTTGTTGCGGATGATCGCATCCTTCACGGCCTCGACCATTGGCTTGGCGACGACCAGGTCGTGCTTGACCATCTCAGCGATGACGATCGGCTGGTCGCGCCCTGAAAGCATGAACAGCCCGCCTGGGCATGTCGTCTCGTCGATCCCGTAATGAAGGGCAGCGCCGCTCATGCGACGCTCCAGCTCATCGATCGGATCCTCGCCGTTCCACAGCGCGACGTTCAACGCCTTGCGCTCGGCCGGCGAGATGCCCAGCAGCGGCCGGTTCGAGGCCATCGCCAGCGCCTCGACCATCGTCAGGCTCGACTTGCCGACGCCGCCAGGCGCAACGGTCACGCTGATGAAGCCGCGGATCAGGTGCGTGCCATAGACCCATTGCCGGCGCGGCAGGCCAGTCGGGTCAGGCCACGGGTATTCGACGAACTTGAAACCTGTGGGCGCCCGTTTTGATGCGACAGGTTCTGTCGTCTGCGTCTGGGCAAACCCCGGCCCGCGCAGCACGCCGTCCCACGCCGGCAGCTCGCTGAACCTGGAGCGCTTCTCGTAGCCGTGGCGCTTGGCCTCATGGAAGATCGACGCGACCGTCGCGCGCGAGCCGCTGTAGGAACGGCCGAACGATTTCCACGTCATCTCCTGGTCGCGCGCGTTGAATTTTGGAGACGTCTGCGACCAGCTGTCCCACAGGCTCCTGGCCCAGGGCGCGCCGGTGTCATGGAGTGCGGCGCCGAAGCGCACCCAGATCTCGCGCTCGTCGGCCGGCACGCGTGACAGCGCCTCGATCAGCTCCTCTTGGTCGTGATCAGCTGACTGAACTTGAAAAGTGGTCGAAATAGCGCCAGTCGGCTTCGCCTGCTCGGAGAGCTTGGCGGGTCGGATCATCTCCAGCAGCCAGTCCGGCGCCTGCGGCACAGCGCCGGCTTCGACCAGGTCAGTCAGACGCGCGCCGGTCTCGCGCCACCCGCCGAAGCTGCACTCTGAGCCAGGCGCGACGACGAAGCCGCCCAGGCCACGCACGTCGACGCCGATCGGAAGCCGGCCGCGGCTGTTGTTCGGGATGAAATCGTCGGGCAGCGCGAAATAGAAATGCTGCCCGTCCGAGATCGTGTGGCTGTAGGGAACGGGATCGGGAAACACGCCGCCGTTTTCCTTGACCAGGGTCGCGAAGGCCGAGACGCCATCCGCCTGGGCGTCGTGGCGATCGCAGTCGACGCACCACACCAACTCGCCCATGACGAGCCCTACCAGAGCGTTGGGCCAGGTCGTCCACCACTCAATGAGCTGGTCGACGTTGGTCGTCGCCTCGTCCTTCCATTTGACGAGCGGCTGCTTTGACGGCGTGCCAGGCCGCTTGGCGTAATCAGGGCGGTTGTCGCAAGGAAACACGCGCATGCCGAGATCGGCGTAACGCAGCGCGACGAACAAATTGCTGTCGGTGACAGGATTAAAACCATTCGGATCGAATGGAACAGTAAGAGCAACCATAATTACAGACCTTAAAATGGAGGATCCCGTGCGACGACTTGGTTTTTGATTTCTTCTGCGTATTGCGTCAGGAACTCTTCGTATGTCTGCTGCAGGTCTGGGCTGGCTTCGGCTGTGGCGAGTGCTTTAGTGAAGGCATCTGGCGTCAGCTCGTCGAGATTGCGGGCGCCGATGTCGAAGAGCGCATTGAGCACAGCCTCGAACTGCGACGCCAGCACTTTTCGTTTGGCACGATCGACCGCAACGTTTTCATAGCGGTTCAGCTCGTCCTTGCGCATGTTGTAAATTGTCCTGGCGTTCTTGAGACAGAAATCACGATCGCATACCCATGCGATCATCTTTGAGCGCTCTGGCACATATCCCATAGAGCCAGCTTGGCGCCCGCACACCGAACAACAGATCGGCTCAGTGTCTGTGTTGCGGCCGAGAATGATCGTCATTCCTTCTCTCCCAGATAAGCGGCGCGGGCGGCGCGGAGGTCGCCAACCTTTAGGTTGCACCTTACGATTACATAATCGTCCGGCAATTTTTCAAATAGACCTTCTGTTGCAAAATGCCACGCAAACGGCTTCAGCGCCACCTCAAGCTCCGCGATGCGGGCGTCCTTCTTTTCCATTGCTTCTGCGTAAGCGTTGGCAGCGGCTATCATCTGTTCGTTTGTCATTTTACTTCTCCATCGCCGCGCGGGCAGCGCGTAGGTCGCCAACCTTCGGCATAAAGTCTCTGTCCCATAAATCTTGCTCATCAATGTCGCCGCCATACTTGTCAGCCAAGTCAGCAAACGGCTTCAGCGCCGCCTCTAGTGCCGCGATGCGCTGCTGCAAATTATATTGCGCGTCATATAAAGTTATCTTGTCATCTGTTTGCTTTTTAATAAAAGCAAACGCTTCATCACGCGCCTTTTCCAACTCCGCTACGCGGGCGCGTAGTCTAGTGTTCTCATCCCAAAGCGTCATATTTGTTGCAATCAGGTCGTCAGCCATCGTAATCCTCCATCGCCGCGCGGGCAGCGCGCCCTTTTTCAAACCCATCCATGTGAGCAAGTGTTAGACATTCGTTTAAGTCAGCTACTTCCGCCTCAAGCGCCGCGATGCGGGCGTCAGTCTTTTCAATGAACCCTTCGGCCCATTCATCGTTACGGTCTATCGACGCTTCGGCCTCATGCGCCTTAAACGCTTCCGTTTCGACAAGGTTCTCTAGGTGCATAATCTTTCTAAGGTGGTCGTTTATTATCGCGTCACGGGAAGCGACTTCGTTTTCTAGCTTTGCAATCCGCTTATCCTTGGCCTCTAATGCGTTGGCAATTTCAATTTGGAGCGGGGTGCTAGGCTTACTGCGAAGCCATGAAATCATTTCTTCGTCAGTCATCTTACTTCTCCCTCGCCGCGTGGGCTTTTATCTTGGTGACTTCGGCGTCCAGCTTATCGAACCCGATTTTGTCGTCATAATTTGTCTGGCAGCATAAATCCTCGTGAACGTCGAGGATAAGCGCCTCAAGTTCCGCGATGCGGAACGCCTGCTTTTCAATCAGCGCCAAGTTCAAACGAAACGCGCTTTTGTCGTCGTTAATCTTTACTTCCAGCTTTGTGTTTTCCGCTTCAAGAAGCGCGATGCGGGCTTCCTTATCCAGCAAACGGCTTTCAAGTTCGTCAATTCGTTTACCGCGCGCCTCTAATGCGTCGGCGGCTTCGTCTGGGCTTGCTTCGACATAAGCGGAGCGCAGCCGCGCAACCAAGTCGGTAAGTCGGTTACTATCCGTCATTCCTTCTCTCCCAGATAAGCGGCGCGGGCGGCGCGGAGGTGGCCAGCAATCAAATCCATCTCAACCACGGCATCATCGGCATCACTGTCGAATAGATAAAACTCCGCTTTGTGAGCAAACGGTTTCAGCGCCGCTTCAAGAGCTGCGATACGGTCGTCACGCTGTTCAACCTTTCCAACAAGCATTAGTCCTTCCTGAATAAGACCAGAAACTTTCTTTATTAAACGCTTGTTTTCCAGCTTTTCGTCAGCCGTCGCACTTAGCCAATCCTTAGTTGATTGATTAGCTTTGTCTAGTGCCGCCATCAATTCCTCAATCGCGTCGGCGGCCTTCCATTCATCCGTCTTGGTATGGATAGCTTCCATCGTCGGGCCGCACCGCTTGAACGCCTTGTCCCGCAGACGCTCTGCCAAGTCGGTAAGTCGGTTATTATCTGTCATCACTTCTCTCCCAAAGCGGCGCGGGCGGCGCGGAGGTCGGCAACCTCAATTTGTATATAGTCGCAGTCGTCGTAGTCATCTTCTGTGCAATCTTGCAGCACAGCAATTATAGGTTCAATCGCCGCTTCAAGTTCCGCGATGCGGGCTTTCAAGGCGTCAACATCAACCGCCAGACGATGAACGGCAATCATGCTTTCCAACTCCGCAATCCGCCTGTCCTTCGCTTCTAATGCGTCGGCTGCTTCGGCAGCGTCATTGTCGCCGTGATATTTTTGAAGAAGGCGCAGACGCGCAATAAGGTCGTCAGTCATCGCAACGCCACTTTCTCATTGATAGTCGCCAACCTGCGATCGACAGATATTTTCGCCATTTTGAGTTCATCGGCGATTTGCTGTCTGGTCATCCCGGACTTAAACA